GTGGGTTTGAATTTAGGAAGATAAGGTTCCTCAGCAACATCAACTGTACCTTCAGCATTCGTGGAGAAATAATTAATTAAAATCTTAACTCCCAAAATGGCTGGAATCACTGCTGATGCAAATGCTCCCGCCAAAATTACTTGCCTGCCAAAGTAAAACTGTCGCATTCCAATTCGACGTGCTCGAAATCTTTCATACTCAACCTTCATGATCTTCTGCCTCTCCAACGCAAAAACTAGGAAAGGTAAACACAGACCAATGAACAATGATCCAAGACTAGGATTAAAGTAGGTGAGCACAAGATGGGAACACAGTCCCAAGCGGGTACGATGACTCATTTCCAATCTCCACAAGTAGTAGAAGAATATAATATAAGTCAACTGAGGAATGAAAACGGCGAACAGTAAGTACAGAATGCCTCCCGAACAATAATGCCTGAAACGCAGATAGAAATCATTCACCATACTCACACGAAGTTTCATCATGAGGTATTGGATTTTCATTCTGGTAAAGGCACTCAAAAGGGAATCGCACTCATCAATAATGTAGGAATCAAACAGCATATACTTCTCTGCTATAGATCCTGCAAAACTTGAATACAACTTACGAGGCATGTAATCATTGCTGACAGCTTCTACACTGTCTTTAACAAATTTCAGAGATTCTGACTTAACGTCATCAACTTCTGAATTGGCCTTATATCCCTCGTCAAGAAAGGATTGTTCTCTGAGAACAAGTTTTGGTAGTGTGTCTTCCTGAGACGATTCATCATCATCAACTCCATCTTCATGGGAAATCGCCTCAATTTCCGGGTCACTAAATTCATATCCACTAGAGTGCGAACGATCATCACTACATTTTGTCTGTTCTTCACTGGATTCATCTGATCCTGAGGATTTTTCAATTTCCTCTTCTACAGGCTCCAAGTATTTACAGACACAAATGGATTTATGTAGCGCACACTTAGGACAAGTATTGTCTTCCTTCAATGACTCGGCGTGTCTCTGCACATTCATAGCCCAAACCTTTTCAAAATGCTTACGCAGAAACACCATCGCACTCTGCAAATCAGAAGTGCGTTCTAATCTCCAATCCTCAACCAATTCATACACCAAATATCTCACACGTCGTTTCCCACGACCTTTCACGCCGACATATTTCGGCTGGCGTATTTCGATGTCATAAATGTCAGGATTGAATTTCCCATCTCGCAATGCTGGATGATTTCTATCCAAGACCTTAGTACCAGATTTGCAATATTCTGGTTTAACATTGGTCACTAGAATCAATCCAAATCTCCTCACCATGCTGTCACTACTACAGGTCTTGATCAAATCAATACCTATATCTTCGTCATTCGTGGTAAAGAGGTTACCAATATTGCCATACTTGTGTTTTCCTTTTTCTTCAACATTGGCCTTTGGAATTACTTCCATGGTAACATTACAAGGATCCAACACTCTCTTTGACTCAATTGGTTCAGACCTGTCATTAGCAAAATCTTCATTGATGACAACCTCAGTATCTCCATTCAAAAAAGAAAACTTAGGATCGCCACCAGTATTCACTATAAGGTCATCATTTGCTTCTCTGCCAGCAACAATCTGCATCGTTTTCCCTATTGATCGGGCTAACATAGATTTGCCACTGCCGGCAGGGCCAGCAATAGAAAGTGTCATGGGTTCAGGTTTGGTATTGTGAGGGTTGAGAGCATTCACAAAATAGGTGTGAATTTTTGACAAGTTGAGATGATACTCCACATAAGTCCTACGAATTGTGGGTTGTGTTGTATTTGCCATTTCAATTTGTGCTCTCTCCATAAGAGTCTTTGCTTGATCACGGAGATTAACTTTCGTAATGTTCTCCTTCTCAAGGTACAATGGGTCCTCACGGGATTTTTGATACACAGAAATAAAGTTGGAATAGTCATTTTCAAATTTGACTGGCGCTGGTAAGTTCCAACATATCTTTTTGAATTCTCCTCTCAAAATGAATGGTACATTCAAGAGGAAGAAGTCAATGACGCGGGCTACAATTTCTGATACCTTCTTCACACCCTTTCTCACTTCACTGGCAGGATCCATGAGATGGGTGTTGATTGATTTGAGGAGCTCCCCCACGGATGTCTCCTCAAGCCCTGATTTGAGTGTGTCATGAATCATAAAACACGTGCCTGATATAGATGCAAGATCCCAGGCTAAATTCATGAAATTTCGTCCATTGGTTAAGTCAAGAGCTTTCCAGAACTCATTGACAGCTTTCTCTGCACTCTCTTTTTTGATGAAATACTCTTGCATTCTTTGAAAGTACAAATGGACGGTAGTCTGTATACTCTTGAGTGCTACTGGATATTGGTCAAATCGAAAAATGTTATTCAACATATCGATGAATCCAACAGCAAGAGAGTGATACGACTGACACTCCTTTGTCCGCAAATAAAAGTTGTAAATGGACAACATGATTCCTGCTACACGAGCAGGATCATTGCGTAATGCGGAACAAATCTTTGATCCTGTTGCAAACAAACAGTTCAAAGTGGGAGACAC